ATAAGCCCTCATATAGCCAAAAAACGGCCTCCTCGAACGACTCTTCTCTGCTATATCCAAGCTTCATATCCAAGTTACTCATGTTCTGCTTGAGTTCGCAGATAAAATCCACGACGCTTTCAGAAGATAGGTCTGTATACAAGTAGGTCTCATTCAGTGCCGTACAAAATTTTTGGAACAATTCGCTTGTACAACCTATGCCCCTTAGAGTGCTATAGTCCTTGATCCTAAACGAACCTTTGATAAAACCATAAGGGCTGCTTCCGATAAAATCTCTCAGCCTCGATGTCCTTAAAGACTGTTTGTCCGTATCCAATGGGACAACACCTGATAACAACACAGCTGCTGCCTTGTCCTTGATGTCGTCATAATAGTCTGACAACATGAATGGGTGCCTGCCTATGAGATGCTCTTTCTTTACTTTCCTCGACAGTTGCACTGCCCACGGAGCAATGTCTTCGCAATAAGCCTTAAAGTGACCCATCATGGATTTTTTCTGCCCGGCCTTCGCCTTATACGTGACAGCTCTGTTCACAAGCGACATTGACAAATCATCATCGTTCATCATCTTCATTCGGCTTTAGTCGTTCGTAATTATGTCCATTTAAAGACTTCCATCCTCTCTCTATTGAACGCCTTATGCCATAGAACGTATCCCCAGTACGTTTTCGCATCTCCACGATGCCATGCGTGCCGAAAAGACCGTCTGTACAGAATAAGTCGCAGCCGTCCTCAATGGCCTTTTCCCTCGCCTTTAGGTACCTGTAATATCCGCTTGAAAAGTCGCTCCACGTAAGGTCACGTATCTCGATTTCGTAGACGCCGGAAAATCTTTTCTTGACTTTCTCAACTTCCAAAGGATCGGAACACCAAATACTCCTTAATACCTTTCCGTCCGAAACGAGAGAGACGAGAAACCTACAATACTTACCGTCCTTTACAATCATAGACTTGTATTTAGTTAATAATCACACAAATATAGTGATAAACAATAAAATCAGACAATCCCAAACAATACATTTAGCTAAAATTAACATCGGTGGATTGTTTATTTGCTTGTTTATTATTATCTTTGCATCTGAAAATGGATAGACTATATGCCGACAAGTGGTCACACGTTACTGCCACTTCCATTCTTCAATACCAAGTAGCGATTAAAAATTTAGCAGCGCATGATAACAGAAGAAATCTTAAATGTCAGCCGCAATACCGGCAAGGATATACTGGTCGTTTTCGGTGACTTCCTCGACTACTGTATCGACTGTTTCACCCCTCCAAGACCTATACCTTACGGCATAGACAAGAATAGCGTATTTTTCAATGCTTTTGCAAGTTTGCAGCTTGAATATCTGAAAGGCATAAACAATCACGGTTGGTGCGATCCTTTGGGAGATGTTTTTATGGATCTCACAAAAGGAATACAATCGTACCGTGGGCAATTCTTTACACCGCCTTCGATATGTGACATGATGTGCGATGTAACAGTGAACAGCATAGCAGGTAAATCTAAAACAAGTTGTGGTGCGTTCGGCAAAAGGATTATATGCAATGATCCCGCATGTGGAAGCTCTCGCAATCTTATAGCCTTGGCTTCCAAGTTTATAGACAAACCTCGCAATGAGCTTCCTTATTTTGTCGGAGAGGACATAGATGCCACGTGCTGCAAGATGTCCGCGATAAACATGTGCGTACACGGGATTCCGGGCGAAGTGGTGTGTCATGATGTACTCGCCGAACCTGATACGTTGCGCTTCGGGTATGTAATAAACGAGACGACCTATCCCATATACACTGGCGTCCCTTCCATTAGGCGCTTCGAGGACAAGCGGCGCTTCGTTTTGTTCAACACAAGAAATCAGAGAAAATATGAAGAATAAAAATACGGCAATAGAGCTCACGCTTCCATTCGGAAAGACAGCACAAGGATCATCATCCGTACACATGCGAATACGTGTCGTACATGTGAGGTATTTCAACGAGAGCAACGGCTTCTCTATCCTCATAGTACGCAAAGACTCCTCCACGAAGGACATTACCATCAAAGGCAGCTTTGAAGACCCTTGTGAGGGAGCTGTATATGACATCGACGGAGAATGGGTCGAGGATAAGAAATACGGTAAACAGATTGATGTCAAATTCGCCCGTCCGACAATGCCGGACAAAGCCGATGGAATACGTAAATTCCTTGGTGGTGGTATAATAAACGGCATAGGAGAGAGCCTCGCTGATCGCATTGTCGATAAGTTTGGCGACAAGACTCTCGAAGTTATGGACAGCAATATCAATATGCTACTTGCTGTAGACGGTATCGGCAAGAAAAAACTCAAAGACATAAGTGAGTCTTGGAAGAGCTTCAACGGAAACCGTGAAAGCGTCATCTACCTGCTGTCTCTCGGTGTTTCTCTTGGCTACGCTGCCAAGATCTGCAAGAAATACGGGAAAGACACTATCGGCACAGTAAAGTCCAACCCATACATCCTCATCGACGACGTTGATGGAATAGGGTTCGCAAAGGCTGACGCTATAGCTCTTAACATGGGCTTCGACGTGAAAGGCGACAAGAGACTCAGAGCGGGGCTTGTATATACGCTCACACAGGCATCCTATGATGGTGACTGCTACATGGAAAGAGATAGCCTTGTAGCCTCAGCGTCAGAAGTCCTTAAAGTGGACAAGGAGCTTGTGGCAAAGAGCCTCAACGGACTGATAAGCGATGAAGCTGTGAATGACAACGACGGGGCGATTTACCTGCCGACATACTTCTATGACGAGACTTCCGTGGCTAAGAAGCTTGTTATGCTTCTCAACGCTTCGGCAAAGAGCATATCTCTGAGCGAATACTTCTGGAAAAGCGGAAATATTACTTACGACGACATTCAGAAGGATGCCATCAATAAGGCAATGGTCTCCAAGGTCATGGTCTTGACGGGCGGTCCGGGTACAGGTAAGACAACGACCATTAACGGAATTATCAAGGCTTGGAAGAGTGTTGACATGGAAGTGCTTCTCGCTGCTCCTACGGGTCGTGCTGCAAAGCGTATGAACGAGGCTACGGGATATGATGCTAAGACCATCCACCGTCTGCTTGAATACAATCCCGACAATGGCTTCCAACGCAACGAGGACAACCCGTTAGAGGGCGACGCCCTTGTCGTTGATGAGGCTTCGATGATTGACATTGAACTGATGTTTAGGCTTGTCTCTTCCATACCCGCCAACATGCGTCTCCTTCTTGTCGGTGACATAGACCAGCTTCCGTCCGTTGGGGCAGGGAACGTGCTGCGTGACATCATTGCGTCGAACGTGATACCTACAGTGAGGCTCACACGTATCTTCCGTCAGGCGGCTACGAGCCACATCATCACCAATGCACACCTTGTCAACGAGGGGAAGATGCCGGAGAAAGACAACGGAGTGAAGTCTGACTTCTTTATGATAAACGACGATGACTATCTCAGCATAGAGAACAAAATCGTGGATCTTGTCACTCGGAGACTGCCAGAATACTACGGAGTCACTACGGATGACATTCAGGTGCTGAGTCCTATGCGGAGAACGAACAACGGCATACAGAATCTCAATCATAGGCTTCAACAGGCTATCAACCCGATAGGTGAAAGCATCACATACGGAGATACCATCTTTAGGATTGGTGACAAGGTAATGCAGCTGAAGAACAACTACGATAATGGTATCTTCAATGGTGACACTGGTAAGATAGTGGACGTGGATAAGGCTCACAGAGCATTTACCGTCTGCTTTGACGGCGGGCCTACGGTGGAGATCACAAGCAAGATGATGAAGGACATCTGTCTGTCTTACGCAACGACTATCCACAAGTCGCAAGGCAGCGAATACAAGGTAGTCGTAATGCCTATGACCATGCAGTTCTTCACCATGCTGCAAAGAAACCTGCTCTATACGGGCATCACCCGTGCCAAGAAGGTATGTGTGCTCATAGGTCAGAAAAAGGCTATTGCAATGGCCGTTCGTAACAATGCGGTCAAGAAACGTAATACGCTGCTCAAAGAACGTCTAATCTCGGAAAGCAAAAAATGAAGATACATAATATAGAAATGGATATTAAGACCGCAGGACTTCTGCTATTCCTTGCTGACAACATTGACAGCAAAGGTGTCGTCAAGATGGGGATAAGGGAGATTTCGCGGCGTATCGGTGAGAGTCCTATGTGGGTAAGCCGACATATCAAGGACTTGTGCGAAGCGAATATTATCCAAAGCGCACCGATACAGAAAGGCGTTACGGAAAACATAGCGGCTTCAAAGATTATAAAATGCTGTGTTACAGTATCATACGGAATGATACAAAAAAGTAAGGTGGTACAGAATAGCGATACGGAATTATTTGATAAAATATGGAAGATATATCGCCGAGATGGGAACAAAGGAAACAAGACAAGCGCATACAAAAACTATCTCAATCTGTCTCAACAAGATAAGGTGGATATGGAAAAATACATTCCTTATTTTATGGCTTTCACACTCCCTAAGTTCAGACCAATGATGTCTAAGTTTATAAAAGACAAATATTGGCATAACCCAAGAGAGTTTAATGGGAGGGTTATTCCTACGGACAGATACCGAATAGCGGATATTGAGGCTTTTAAGGAGTGGTTTAACAAAGAAGTAATTTGGACGGATATTCCGAAGGTCGCAGAGGTGACTCCCGAAAGACATGTAAACTTGAATATCTGTTATACACTTTATCCTAAGCTGATGTCAAAGGCAATGAAGATAGTTAAGGAAAATGAGTTCTACTTAAAAGGTGCGAAAGACGGATGGTTGACATTTGACTATATCTTCAACCCTGTTCATCTTATCGAAATATGCGAGAAAGGAGGACAGAATGGTTGAAGACACAGAAGCACAGAACAAGAGCGTCCCATCGTCGCTGATATTCAGTGGAAATTTAGAGATAGGTGTCCTTACGTGCATTCTTAACAACAACAACAACTTCTTCTCTGTCGGGAAGATGCTGTCAGAGAACTTGTTTTATGATACAAAGAACAAGAATCTGTTCAAAATGATACAGAAGGGCATCTCTGATGGAAAGACGGTAGACCTGATGTATGTTGTCACGGAGACCGCAAAGAGTACTGCAAAGAACATATACACCGTACCTGACTTGATGAGCATGTTCACGGGGTATATCTCCGACGCACTGTTCGGGCAGTATGTCGAAGAGCTTGCTGAGCTGTCAAGGCGCAGAAGCCTTTGGACTCTCGGACAGAAACTTATCCGCCTTGGAGTGGATATGACCTATTCATACGATGATGCCATGAAGGAGATCGAGAGCGTCATGGAGAAAGACGGCGACACTGACACTGGGGTACTCTCCCTAAAGGATGCAAACGCAAAGATGATGCAGCGCGTGAGGGACAACATCACGGGCGTGTCTGACTCTTTTATCCCGACTGGCTTCTCCTACATAGACAGCCGTGGCGGGTTCCAGACAAGCGACTTCAATGTCATCGCCGCAGCTACATCTTCGGGAAAGACATCGCTGGCCACGAACATTGCGGTGAACGCTGCCAAGGCAGGGAAACCTGTAATGTGCTATTCCATGGAGATGAAGGCTGAGCAGGTCGCAGCACGTATCAACGCTACCATATCAAAGGTATCGTCAAGCCTCATCCAGTACAAGAAGCTCTATGAGTCGCAGTTCAACGACGTGCAGAAGGCTGTGAATGAGACCAACAACCTGCCGATATACTTTGATGACAGCTCGACGACTTCTGCTGAGGCTATATTCACTTCCATGAGGGCAAGCGCAAAGAAGTATGGCATCAAGATGTTCATCATCGACTATTTGCAGATTCTGTCCTCTATAAAGTCCGTCAGCGACCAACAGAGTTTCTTGGGCGAGGTATCGAGAAAGTTGAAGAATCTCGCAAAGGAGCTGAACGTGAACATCACCGTGCTATCGCAGCTCGCCCGCAACAACCAAGACCCGATGCCAACGCTTGACAGACTGAGGGCTTCCGGGCAGATAGCCGAGGCTTCCGACACGGTGCTGCTGATTTGGAGGCCTTCTCTATACGGAAAGACTTCCTATAAGGATAGCTATGCGCCCGTAGATGGGACAGCTCAGATTATTATCGGAAAGGGTAGGAATGTCGGGACAGGTTCGTTTATCGCAGGGTTTGATGCTGACACGACGAACTTCTATGACTTCCCCGAAGAGCAGCTTAAAGCATGGGTAAAGAATAGTAAGCCAAAAGAGAAAGAAAACGGCAAGGCGGACAACTCCGAGGACGACATGCCTCTCGGAAAGCAGGTCGGTTCTGCCGTGAAAGAACAAGAAATACCATTTTAACAACAATCAATATGGGACATATTTTCAACAAGGACTTGTACGATGACCCGCGTGACTTGGAAATCGCTAAATTGAGGTTCACTATCTCCAAATTCAAGGAGTATGATCAGAAGCGCAAGGACTACTACAAGTCCGTCATCGAGGAAAACGAACGTATGAAGCAGGAGCTTGAAGATAAAGAGGCTCCTACATGCAAGAAAGACGAGCTGATTAAGAAGCTCAGAGCAAGGGTAAATGCTCTCAACATCAAGCTCACTAACTATGGGCTGTCAATGGACGGCGTGGATGCGGATGAGATAGCACGTATGAGGGAAGAGAATCGTCTGAACGCATGGAAGCTCCAGATTAAACGTCTGAACGCTGAGGTGCGCAAACTGAAAGACGAAAACTTTACGCTCATCTATAAGCTGAACCAAGAAAAAGAGAAAAACAATAAGTAAAAATGGAATACAATAAGATTTTTAACGAGGACTGTCGTACTACTATCAGTAAGCTTCCCGACAAGTGCGTTGATGTTGTACTCACTTCTCCATTCTACAACACCAATATGAAAGCCAAGGGAGGGCGACTTATAACCGATGGGAAAACAGGCAACGAATATGCTCGGTATGACAAATTCGTTGATGTTATGTCTAATGAAGATTATCGGCGCTTTACCGTCGGATTGTTCAACGGATATGGTAAAATTCTCAAAGAGAATGGAGTAGTCCTTTACAACATCTCATACGGTAACGAGAACTCTGAATGTATGTTCTTAACAGTATCTGACATCTTAACAAAGACAGACTTTACCATAGGGGATGTTATCACATGGAAGAAGAAGAGCGCATTACCCGCTTGTCTTAGTCCGAATAAGCTCACGAGAATTACAGAGTTCGTCTTTGTGTTCTGTCGGAAAGAAGAATACAAGACATATCACTCAAACAAAAAGGTTGTATCTGAGAGAAAGACAGGACAGAAGATGTATAATAATCTGTTCAACTTCATAGAAGCACCGAACAATGATGGAGTAAATGGCCTTAACGGGGCAACTTACTCTACAGAGTTGTGTGACAAATTGCTGCGTATTTACGGAAAACAGGGGGGGGTAGTTTATGATTCCTTTATGGGCACGGGGACCACAGCAGTTGCAGCAAAACGTCTCGGCATGAAGTATATAGGTTCAGAAATATCAGAGAAACAATGTAAATATGCAGAGAACAGATTAAAGAATGTGTATTACGAACCAAATTTGTTTTAGTTATGGAAATAAAAGGTATGGTTCACTGTATGTTTGAGCAGTCAGGGACTTTCAAAAATCAATTTAAGGCGTTGGGTATCTATGCAGAAGATTATGACATCCTTAATGAGTTCGGTCAAACCGATAATCTGATCGACTTGTTTAAGGAGATACATAAAGCATATAAAGATAAGCCATCCGTATTTGACAGAATACGGAAAGACGATCTTATATTTGCCTTTTTCCCATGTACATATTTCAACGAGATGCAAATGTCTTATTACGACCTTTCAACAAACAATAATTCATTTAAGCGTAACTATGAAAGAGTGAATGATGCCATTGAAAGGTTGAAGAAGAGAACGTTGTTCCATCAGACATTGTACGAGCTGGTATATATCATAGAGAAAAGAGGCCTTAGACTGATAATAGAGAATCCTGCAACAACACCTTCTTACCTTATCGGCACAAGAAACTTCCCCAAACCGACATTCATAGACAGAGATAGATCTATGAGAGGTGATTATTTCAAAAAACCAACAGCATACTGGTTCTTCGGATGTACTCCTACTTATGGGCAAAGCTATCAGAAAACTGGGGGGGTGATAAATGTAAAGCGCAGAAAATCAGCAACTCACAAATGTGCAACAAATAAACAAAGAGTATTGATCTCGCCCGATTATGCAAGGAACTTCATCTGTGACTTCATTATCGGGAAAGAACAAAAAGGTTTGTCAGAGCCCTCATTTTTCTAAAAAACAGATTATATGACCAGTTGGAGAAAATTCAAGAAGCAGTACAAGAAAGACATTATCAAGCGTACCTACGGGTATTTGGCTACGCTTAAAGACAAGGATGGAAATGTCTATAGCGGAACGTTCAAGGCGGTTAAGCCTTATTTGGAGACAAGGCCCAATAAGAGAAAGCGGGTTGCGTGGGCGTGCGTAGTAGACGACATGGCAAAGGAAGTAGCCGAGAAAGCGGTCGAGAAGGCCGACATGGAGATCATTGAGGACAAGGGCAGGGTGGCCATAAACTTCACTGTCAAAAGCGATGATATATCGGACACTCTAAAAGAATTGTTTGGATTATGACAACGCACCCAAAATACGACTTTCGTAACCTCGCCATAACCAATATAGGCTGTGACGAGGCTCGGAAGATAATGGACTTCTTCATCCACATGCTCGACAGAAAAATCTATTTCAAACTGTCGATGCAGAAGAATGTCATGCTCCTTGCAGACCTTATATACAGAGAACCGTTACCAATGGTGAGCTACATTAACGGCATGGGGCGACTCAGAAGGATCGTCCTGCAAGGAGACGGAACAAAGAAGAACCCGTACAAGTTTATTTGGAGCGATGGGTTCTATCCTGATACTTAGAGGGCGGGGCTTTCAAGTCCTGCCTTTTTCATTATTCCGCCGCTTTCTTTGCTAACAAGCTGATAAACAGCGAGATTCTCACTCGGAAGCTCTGCTTCATCTATTTTCTTCTTTCTCATAGTAGTTGCTTCTAATGTTAAATCTGTGTTAAAAACAACCGAAACACTTGTTTATATGCTTATTTATTGTTATCTTTGCACTGTTGTTTGAAAACAACATAAACCAAGGCGGTCTCGGATGCGATTCAACACCGTATCTCTAAATTATCACCATCGCAAAGATAGTGTTTTCGCTCCGTACCGCCAAGTTTTTGAAGTTAAATTATATAAATAAACAAGCAAATAAATGATTGACAAGATTACTTACGACGACATTCTGCAAATCAAGGCTGGGCAGGAGAAAGAGTTTGTCTTTAAGACAGGAGCCGCAAGGCATTCGGCTAAAAGCATTGCGTATCAGCTTCCTACGCTGAAACCAGTAAAGGGCATAAAGCGCTATGCGTGCATGGAAGGCAAGACAGATGGGGAAGGTTTCCCACTTGTCATTAAAGCTATCAAGGAATGACACGTAATGACGCAAGGCTCATCGCTGAGGAACTTTTCAAAATTCAAAAACGTGAGGGACTGGTCGAGACGGAGGTAATCGGGATTGAAGAAGTAGCTGAAATCCTTGGTGGGCTGTACCACCTTAAGCGGAGGGAATTTTCCACTCCACAAGTTACCTATAACACTGATAACGTGTGAGTTTCACAGATTAAGGTGTATGTGCACCATATATGTAGGTGACATACAGCAAGAGTGACATCATTAAGCTGCTTAGGAGGTGAGCCTTAAATGAGAGCTTAGCTCAATGGATAGAGCATCAGTTTCCTAAACCGAAAATACAGGTTCGATTCCTGTAGCTCTCACAACTAAAACCAACACATCGCGAACGGGTCTCCGAAAGGAGTTTTGCAGATTGGCGCCCTGCACACGATATTTGACATCATGGGACAGACGAACAGGGAAGGCCCTGATAGGGGAGCCTTGCGGTGAGGTGGAGAAACCGCATGGTGCGGACGCATAGAGCACTGACAAGGCTCCCGAGATTCGTATGACGTAATGTGGCCATTACGGCGGTGACAAGCCCGCGTTAGAACACAGAGTCATCATTTTAACGATATATAGGGGCGGCTGTACGTCCTTTAGCGGAGGGAATTTTCCACTCGGCAAATTACCTAAAGCGTTAAAAGTGTAAAAGTTACATAGACAAATATGTATGTGCACTAAAAACACAGGTGACATACAGTAAGTAAAAAAAAAAATGAACGAGCATGACGAAAAGCTTCTTCAATGGGCAAAGAAGCAGAATTGGGAAGACCTTGATGAGAGTATGGCAGAAACTGAGGAGGGAAAGCGAAGGCTTCATACAATTATCACGACGAAGTATCACATAGATGAATATAGTTGTGGAATATTGTAAAATGGAAAATATATGGAGACAGTAACTATTAAAGGCAAGTCCATGTTAGGTTACATGGCTGACCTATTAGAGCGCAACGACGCTAACAAAATCGAGCTTGACAGATGCCGAGAAGCAAACAAGACGCTTCGGCAGATGAACAACCAGATGCGACTTCAACTGGAGTCCGACAAGTTTGAGTACAGACGTAACGAGGACGTCAAGAAGTTGTATCAGGCAGCTGAGAAAATTGTCAGCAAGAACAAATAAACGATAATCGGGTGGGCTGTACCGCCTTAAGTTGAGGATTTCAATCACTCAATAAGTTACCTAAATCGTTGATGGTTTGCGATTTACAATCCCTATGGTGTATGCACATCAAAAAATATGGTGACATACAGCGAAGGATAGCCGAAAATCGTTTTCTCCATAGGTGTATGTGCATTGAAAATATAGGTAACATACAGCTTCAGATGTATGCCGTATGCGGTGTATGAGGTGTATGTGCATTGAAAATATAGGTAACATACAGCATGTGTATGCGAACCGAAAATATAGGTAACATACAGCGCACCGTAATCAGTTAGTTGCGGGTGTATTAACACCAAAAACAAGGCAACATACAGTAGAGCGAAAAACAGTACAACAATGGTAATAACAAGAAAAATTGAAGTCTTTGTATGCGAAGACGACAAGGACTTACGCAAGGAATATTACGACAAAATTTACAAGTGTCGAGATATAGCAGTTAAGACGGCAAACTTAGGTGTTTCGCATCTTTTTATGCTCGATAACACAACGCCTTACCTGTCAGATGACGACAGAGATAAGCTCACATTCCTCGGTTGCACTGGTAAGAAAGCAACGAAGCAGAACGCCCCGTATGTAGCTGCCAGCGAGAAGTTCAAAGGACAGGCGGATATGAGCATGTTGTCGTCAGTCTTGCAAAACGTCGGAAAGATGTACAATGACGACAAGAAGAAAGGCGGCATGTGGAGCAAGAGCTTACGATCCTACAAAGCTAATATGCCTATTCCATTCAAGGCTTCTTGCTACAGAAACCTACGATTTTCAGACTACAACGACAAGGAAGGTAAGCCGCACAACGGATGTTTCTTCACACTGATGGGCATACCGTTCCAGTGTAAGTTCGGCAAGGACAGAAGCGGTAACAGAATCATTATGCAGGCTGTTGTCGAGGGCAAATATAAGATGTGTACATCGAGCCTACAGATAGACGGGAAAAAGATATTCCTTCTTCTTTGCGTAGACATTCCAAAGAAGACTGTGAAACTCGATGAGAACAAGACCCTGTACGCTTTCCTCGGGGTGATGAATCCGATAGTTTGCACGACTGACATCAAACAAAAAGGTGACATCGACACGGACTGGAAGCTTTGGGAGATTGGAACTGAGGCGGAGTTCAATTATAGACGTAGGCAAATCCAAGAAGCCCTCAAGCGGTGTCAAGTAAACAACCGCTATTCTCGTGGAGGACACGGCAGGTTCGCTAAAACCAAAGCTATTGAGCGATGGAGAGCAGTTGAAAGAAATTATGTTGATACCAAGCTTCATACTTATAGTAAAATGCTCATCGACCTCGCAGTCAAGCACAAGTGTGGGAAGATTACTCTTATGAACCAACTGCACAGAGAGGATGCTGCAAAGGATGACAAGTTTGTGCTTCGCAACTGGTCTTATCACTCACTTAGAACTAAGATAGACTACAAGGCCAAGATGTATGGAATCAAGGTTGAAGTAGAAAAATAGAATCACAAAAATGATATTCGGGCGAGCTGTTTCGCCTTAAGCGGAGGGCTTTTTAGCCACTCGGTAAGTGCCTACAGTATTGGAAATGTGATAGTTACATAGGCAATGGTGTATGTATATCGATAATGTGGGTAACATACAGCTGGCACTGATGGCATTGTGAACCTGCTGTCGGGTGTATGTATATCGATAATGTGGGTAACATACAGCGGACTACCACCGCATCTTCATCGATGAGGCGGTGTATGTATATCGGTAATGTGGGTAACATACAGCACAGTGTCACTTGACGATAATCCATTCTTTGGTGTATGTACATCGGGAATGTGGGTAACATACAGCAATGGCTCTATCCACTGGCGAGAACTCGATGGTGTATGTACATCGGGAATGTGGGTAACATACAGCAAAGGAAAAATCATTAATTGACAGATTAGGTATATATATGCCGCAAAAGTAGGTGACATACAGAATACACAACTAATAAAATATAGTATT